TACGGATATCAATACAACAATCTGTCTGGCCTGGATGCCAGTCATATCCTCATACATCAAAGAGTATGCGGTGCATTGTTCAAAGTAGTTTAAAATCCATTCTTCTTTTTTAGGTTTCAACGAGGTCTTAAAGTCAATAATGGAAGTGAGGCCATCAAACTCGGCAATACAATCAACCTGACCTGCCAGTCCGATGGCCTCACTATACAGCATTGCCTCAACATAGTGGACATTATCAATACGATCCAATGTTGGCAACATATTACGGAATGCCTGTTTCATATCAGGCATAAGAGTATCGTTATAGTATGTGGAATGTTCCTCGTTCTTGATGTAGGATTCCATCAACGAGTGGAACTTGGTACCCCTAGAAGATGCTCTCGCAGAAATTCTATTTGCTTCTTCTTCACCAACCCTCTTCCTCCACTTTGCAATGCTATCGCCTTTAAAATGAGACAAGAAGGTTGTAACAGATGGCAGTTTAGTGCCATTTGGAGAGATGTAGTATCTTTTACCATTATATTCTTCCCTTTTTAAGGCAGTTAGATAGTGGTCATGGTTTATATGATTAAAGGTTTTCACTAGCATCCAACATCAAAGTCGTCCTCAACTGTTTCATCCATTATACTACACCTCTCCGTTAATGTCAACCTTTAGAGGCCCATCTCTGTTTTCTGGATTATATATTCTTTCACCACACCGCTTCTAACGATGTCCTCAATGGCAAACTCAATATGATCAAACGATGGCATACGGCGAGTAACGGCCATCAATTCTTTAATACCTGTTTTGTCATGTGGTTTAACAAGGTCGGACTGGCGATAGTCACCACAAAAGACAATACGAGAGTTATTACCAATACGGGTCATAACTGTATCAATCTCTTGGAATGACATATTATTGCACTCGTCAACAATGATAATTGAGTCGTTAAATGTAGTACCACGCAAGAAGGATGTGGTAGTAAACTCAACGAGGCCCTTTATCTTCAATATTCTATATCCATCACCACGACCAAATAAGTCATCACAGATTTCTTGGTAAGGTTGTTCGTAAACTTCCGCTTTTTGCTTTTCTGTTCCGGGAAGGAAACCCATATCGCGGCTAGGCACGACCGAGCGGATGATAACTACCTTCTTATATATGTCTGATGTCAAAACGTCTTTAATAGCAAGATAAGAGGACAGGAATGTTTTACCAGTTCCTGCATAACCATGTAACATAAGATTTTGGCCTGCATAATATGCGTCAAACACTCTCTCTTGGTTTACTGTAAGTGGTTTAATATGACGAAGTTCAAAATGATTTTTTTCGGCGTGGTTCTCTTGCTGTTGTTGTTGGTTATTGTTTCTACGGCTTTTTCTTGACATATACTTACCTTTTTTGTTATCGTTCTTCACTTCGTCATTAGCAAAAGAGGCCGCAGCCCGTTTACGGACTCGGCCTCTAATCTTTTGTTTTAGATTTTCGGATTCTTTAGACAGGTTAAATCTCCTTCGGGATGTCCCATCTTTTACTTGCCACAGCACTAGCTTCTGGTACCGCGGCTTTCACACGACCTAAAACGTATTTCTGGAAATCTGATGGTGGTTTGGTGACGCCGATATTAACAGGATCAACCACAACTGCGGAAGTTATGATCTGAGTCCAATCAGGCTTGTCATCTAGGTATGTATCGTGTTCCGTCATTGTCATATTGACGGTTATTTCTTCGCCAGTATTTTTATTTAAAAAAGTATAATTAGGCATCACTTTTCCCCTTTGGGTCATATAGTTTATTATTACCAATTCCGCCATTCATATTGGCACCAAGAAAGCATGGTGCCGAAATTAATTTTTCAAGGTGAGGATTATCCTCCAAAAATCTTTCAATCTCAGCAATAGAAACGAAAGCATCAAACTCATTACCTGTATTTTTGTCACGAAAACTATACTTTGGCATTTTTCACTCCATTATCCATGTAGGAGGCTGACGGTTCTTCCACTTGTGTAGATGCACTTTGCCTACCTTGTAATAGTTCCGATAATTGATTATCGGATCTTCTGATATAATGTATTTAGGATCCATCGCACTTGGTGGTTCGGTTAAACCAGCATTTCTTATCTTGTGTGGAGGATATCTAAGAGCATGAAGGAGACCATCAGTCTGGACTTTATGCGTTTTGCCATAACGATATGTGTATTCTTTACAATACTCATTAAGCAAAGACCACAACCAGAGATAGTTAGTATCGGTTTCACGGCACCACACGGCCGATGGATGATTAACATGAGTAGCGGAGTATAAAGTGGCGTTGCGGTCATCATCAAGGCGCCACCGTTTTACCTTGCGTTTACCACCATCGTCTATATACTCAACACCGTCTATCACTCGGTGAGCCGTGGATAAAAGTTGGGCACTCTCAAGGATCATCTTGACACAATGGGAGTCAACAGACCACTCGGCACATTTTTGTTGGTCATGGTCAAGATAAAATATATTCATTAGATTTCCTCGTAAAACATGTCCCACCAACCATCACACCACACATTGTAAAGTATCTCATGGACTCCTTCATAAGGATTATCCATAGGGTATACCTTATCAAAATACGCCTCTTTACCTTCACTATAAGCGATTTGTTTTAGATAACTATCCATTAAGACCTCTCAATAATATCCAGCAACTCTTCTAGAAACATCAACTCATTATAATAGGCCGCCTCTGTAAAGTCAAGAGGACCATATTCATCTATTTGCATATTCTGTATGAAAGGACGGAGAGTGCGGAGGCGATCATACAGTTTCTCTTTTACTTCAACCAATGCTTGTGTTGGATCGTTTGGAAGAAACTCGGACATTTTTCTTTACCTCATTAATGTGATTACACCACTTGCGATAACCAAAAGAAGTGCAATCGCAAGAGTACCGACCAAAATTGCCACGGGTAACAATATAGGAACGTTTATCACCAGGGACGAAAGTGACGCCATCATCATACTTGTCATTACCAGTCCATGCCTCCAATATATCACGTTTATCTAATATGCGAGCCGGTGCAACAGTATCACCAGTGGTTAACATAAACTCATTTTCAGATAACCACTTTGGTTTAGGAAGAACCACACGACCTTCATAATAGTTATACGGTGCGGAATAAGCATAAGAACCCGGCTTGTAGGCCGAGTTCCTGTATTTCACTTTAAGGCGCATATAAACTCCTTATATGAGTTTTGAGAGGTCCAGATTGTCAATCGAGTCCCAATCTTTATCGACCGAGAATGAGGTAGCAACCTCACCACTTGTACCAAATTGTTCCGTTACATCATCAAAGTCACGGGTCTTTTTATTTGGTTTTGCTTTTTTAGCAGCAACCTTTTTCATACCCATATCCTTAGCAACCTTGTGGAGTGTCTCAAGGTTCTTTGCCTTAATTTCGGCAATATTTTCAGCACTAGTAACCGCACGAATAATTGCGGCATTTTCAGTAGCAACAACAGACTTAGCGGCCTTAGGAACAAAAGTTGGTTGAGTGATATTGGCCTTAGGTGCCTTGACCTTGACTGCCTTAGGTTTAGCAATCTTAGTCTTAGGCGTAGCAGCACGAAGTTCCGCAGCATTAGCAGGCTCGGCGATCATCGTATAAGAAACGACCTTGCGACCATCTTTATTGGCGGTGATAGTGAAACCATACCGAGTATTGAGGAAGGACACATACTTGGCAGCATATTCACCAGTGCCAACGTGGTCATTAATTTCTTTAGCTGTTACGGTTTTACCCATTTGAAGAACCGCAAGAGCGCGGATTTCAGGACGGATACCGTTTGATGCAGATACTTTAGGCATTCACATTCTCCATTTGTTTACATTTCATCATTTATACGTATATTATACAGGAACGGACGGATAAGGCAACCAAAATCGTTTGTAAACACATGCGACAGGTTGTCGCACCTATTGGTTGTGGTGTTGACAATAGAAATCCTCTCTATAGAAATCGTCTATAATACGATTGATTTGCTCTATAGGGATTGTCAACGCCAGTCGGTCGTTTACATACGTCTGGACTTGCTGTTCCG